CTGTATTTTCTCCGTCTGTTTCTATTACAGTACCTACTGTAGCAGTCATACTTGCTTGAGGTGTTTCTGTATTATAATTTCTTACTCTTGCCGTTTCTGTAGATGTACCACCTGTCATTGTAACTTTGTCCTCAAAGTTATTGACTACACTTGATAGTGTAAGTATGTTTGTATTGGCATCAAAACTATCTACAACACCTGTAGCAGTTGTAGTATCGTCTCTTTGTATCATACCACCTGCGTTAGATGATGAACCATCTGTACCATTTAAAATAATATAATCTGTATTATCTTTCTGAACATAAGTGTCTATAATAATTCTATCGTTATCTGTTTCGTCTCTTACAAAATCAGGACCTGCACTCTCTGGTACTGCTTCAGATACAAATTCTTCTAAGGCAAATTGTTCGTCATCTTCAGTAACTAAGTCACCTACTTCACTATCTTCTAATCTAATAACAGGTTGTCTAAAGTCTTCTAGTAGTAATGAGTAATCAACATTTTCAAAATCTTCTAATGCGATAAAGTCTTCAGTAGTTGCACTTACTGTTTCACCTGTTGTAAATGATCCTGATAATGTATCAATTTGTAAATGAACTTTTGGCGAAACATCTGGTGCTGTCTCATATCTGAAACCATGGTCAATAACTTTTGTTGATAATGCTTTACCTACACTTGAAGATACTGCATATAATAAGGCACTTGAACCTGATGTTGATGTTACACTTACAGTTGGTAGTGAAAGATAACCACCACCTTTATTTGTTAATCTAATTTTAGTTATATCATTTGTATTACTATTGGTAGCAGATTCCATAACAAGTTGAAAATCTGTACCTTGTTCTAATATAATTACACCGTCATCATGTACATCACCTTCTAATGTGAAACCACCATTAACAACGGCAACTTTACCTGCAAGACCTGTACCACTTGTAGGGTTAGTAACAGACAATACTTCATCTACTGCATAACCTGAACCACCACTCTCTACTTGTACACTATCAATAACACCATAAGTTACTTGTTCTATTTGTGCAATAGCACCAGTACCACCTCTTTCTTTTGTAAAGTTTATATTCTCACCTACAGTATAATATTGACCACCAGTATTTACTGTAACGTCATCTAATATACTTTCAACGTTACACTCTATTGTAACATCTGAGTTAGTGTTATCTACACCTGAGAATACTGATTTAGTATTTTGTAATACTCTATCGCCTGCATTTGTACCATCAGCGTCTGTACCATCTAAAATTATATCATCACCTGCGTCTGAAGATCCGTCTGTACTATCTAATAGTAAGGCATCACCACCACTACTTGAAAAAGTACCTGATGTACTATCTTTATTTAAAACAAATGTAGCAACGTCATGTGAAGTACCATTTAATGATAAAGTTGATATGGTTGCACTTTCAACAACTGAACTTGCTAAATCTACTGTATCATTACCTACAATGTCAGTTTGTGTAATTGCTTTACCTACTAAGTTGTTCATGTTACCATCACTTGGTGATGATAATGTTGCCTTAACTATTTGGTCAGTATCAAAGTCACCATCTGATACTCTTAACATATCTACAGTAGGAAAATATAATTCAGGTGTTTCATTGAACAAGGCACGGAAAAATATTTCATGCCCTTTCTTTGTACCTTTTGCTTTGTATAGTGATAATATATTTTTAGTTAATTGTCTTTTATCTAAACCATCTGTAAGTGTATTTGGTATAGTTTGTAAAAATGCATTTCTAAATTGTGTAAAGAAATCATCTATAGTATCGTTAACATCTGCATACTCTAATAGTTGTGTTAAGTGTGCGTTAGGGTTTGGTCTATATTTTGATATAACACCTTGAGCACCAGATGAACTACCTGTTATAGTTTCGCCTGTTACAAATAAACTATTTTCTGTAATGTATAATTTTAATGCGTCTGTATCTTCAGCAAGTATTGTTGCCGTTTGACCTGATGTTTGACCTGTAACTGTTTCACCTTTTGTAAACTCACCTACACTTGTTTGTTCACTAAGAATATAATCACCTTCGTCTTTACCAAATTCGTTAGTTGCGTCTAAGGCAACAAACCCACCAGTTGCAGCTTCTAGTAATATTTGGTCACTAGCAGTTACACTTGATAAAGTGATTTGTGCTGAGTCCATAAAAACATAATATTGTTTTACGAACTCTACTAGTAATGGATGATTTGCTTGTATGTGTTGAGGGAACTGCCTCGAAACTATGTTGCTTATCTTCTTATTGTTTTTTGCCATTTACTAACTCGCATAGTTTGTCGCTGTTGTGTATCCTATACCTGATGTTGTGTCATAGTCATCAGCAGTTACAGTAACAGTAGTATTTGTTTCATCTATTTGTAAAACTTGATTACGAACTGGAACTACATCAACTGAATTAGGTATAACTGTTAGTCTTACGGCTGTTGAAGTTGCACCGTCAACGTTACCAACTGAGGTAACATTTAAACTGTTAAGTACAATCTTACCATTTGTATAGTCTATCGTACCTAATGAATTGTTAGTATAAACATTTACACCACCTGCAACATAATATAATCTTACATTACCCTCACCATCATCATTTAAAAAATAATCATTTGTAGTATCACCAGAAATTTTAAATGATGTAGATGATAAAATACCACCTGATGAAGCATTGTGTCCTGAATGTGGATTATAAAATGCGTTATTGAAATTAATTGTATATGTTGTAGAACTTGCTAGTGTAGCAGTAAATGATTTGTGTAATTTAATTGTCGTAATGTTTGACAGTATTGAAGTGTCTGATTTGTTTACTGTCTCAATAAATTTAGAATGTCTGAATACTTGGTCAAACTCTTGTAAGTTATCTGTATTGAAATTTGTTATTGCTGTTTGTACTAATGACTTAATACTTGCAGCTGTGTTAGTAGTTGACTTAGCGTCATACCTTACAGTTACAGTTGGTTGAATAAATGTTGTTTCTGGATCTTCAATTACAGGTGTTATACTTGCAACGTTAAAGTCTTTTAGTTGAGTTATAATATCTGACTTAGTTGCTTCTGTAAGTGTAGCACCAGCAACAGGATTGATAGAGATATATACTCGACCATATACTGGTGTTTCATTATCTTCCCCACCCCATACTTGAACTGATTTAGCATTTGAATAAATTGTTTTAACTTTGCTTTCATAGTCTTTTGCCGTTACTGCCCTATTTTGTGTTGCATATTGTTTTGGTGCATTGAAACGAATACTTGCGGGACTTTCTGGATCTGCACCATTAGCACTATTACTATTTACTGTTAAACTTACATCACTAAAACCACCTACAGTACCAGACAAAGTAAATGAACTTGCGCCATTACTATCTGCACCATTTGTAACTATGTAAACAAGTGAAACAATATTACCAGTTGATAATGCTTTACCTAAAACACCATCACCAAACTTAACTTCGTATTGTTCGTCTTCAGCACCTTCAAGGTAATAAACTGTAGATGAACTTGAAACATTTGCTAAGTCAGTTGACAATGTGTATGTTGTTGTTGTAGTATCAGTTGAACTGTTTTGTACTTTAACTTGTAAAGTAGTTGTATCAGCGAAATCATTTTTAATTAAGAAACGTTGATTAGCGTCTGAAGTATCAACTGTATATTTGTTTGTAACTAATGTACCCTCATAAATTTTTAAATTAGAAAACGTATAAACACCTGAAGCAGGTGTAATTGTTGTATCTTCTTTTACAATATAATTGTAAGATGTGCCGTCAACTGTAGTTGTAAATGTTGTACCTTGAGCGGCAGTTAAAGTTGAACCAGAGGCATTATTAACAACTAAATTTACATCTGCATATGGCGATGTTGCACTTCTTGGTGTGTAACCTACATGTTTAGCATGTGATACAATACTGTTTCTTAAATCTGCACTATCTAAAAACATTTCATTTGCTAAAACGTTTGCATAGACGGCGTTGTAATGTGTATTGTATGCTAAGACATCTAACAAAGAAGACATAGCAGAACCTTCAAAGTCATAATCAGCAAACTGGTCTTGTTGCCTTAAAAATTTTTTAAGATTAGTTTTGATATCATCAAAATCTAAATCAGTTACTTCTAGTTTTTTATTCGTTGCCATTATCTACTTCTTTCTAGTAGTGTGTTTAGTTGTACTAACTCACCTGGTATGTTTCTAATATAAAAACTTATTGTTACTTCGTAAGCATTTCTATCTAAATTAGGTCTAGCGTCAACTGACACTAGTCTTGCTCTTGGTTCAAAGTTAACAATTACTTCTTCTATTACTCTTGTCAGACTATTTGCTGTGATAGGATTCATTGGTTCAAATAAGATTGCTGTAACATTTGAACCTATCTCTGGATGAAAAGGTCTCTCATAGTGATTAGTAAGTATAAGATTTCTTACAGATTGTTTTACTGCTTCAATATCTTTCTTAACTATCACATCTTTAGTATTATCGTTCTTTTCAAATGATAATGCTAAATCTTTATATACTCTAACACTTCTACCACTAGAGTTTGTACGTTGAGCGTCTCTATATCCTGATTGAACAATAGTCATACGACTATTTATAATAGATTACCCAGCGTTTACGTTAGAACTTCCACTCGTCATAGCACCTGCGTCAGCACTATCACCTACTCTTGCTACTGCTAATCCGTTACAGAATACAGTAGAACTACCCACATTTACTTTGGCAACATGCGGAGCGCAAGGTGGATTAGGTGGAAAAGGATGTGAGACTGTACTATCAGTCTTTCTTGCCATCAACTTACCGTTTACAAAAACATTAGATTGTCCAGGTGTTGCAAGTGTAGTTGAACCTACACAAATATGACCTGTAGATAGACTATCACCTTTTCTGCAAACGGCAGGCATTATCTTCCTTGTCCTCTATAAGGTTTGAAATCTCTTTTTCTACCTTTGTTCATAGTTGAGAATGACACACCTTTTCTTTTACCTTGTGAAGTCTTTTTAGGGTGTGATACATGTGGTACAAATGATTTTGCTAACTTTGCCATATTATCTTAACTTCTTTTCTCTACCTAATGGTAGTATCTGTCTCATGCCTTCTAAGTTTCCTTTTTTAGAAGTCCATTCTACGTTGACAATATTGCCGTCATCTTTTAAGTTTGCACTAGATTGATAAGACCTGACAGCACGTCTATATCCTAATGCTTCAATTGTTTTCGTTTCTTTACCATTATCAAATGTAAAGGTTCTCATCTTTGCCATAATTATTCCTTTGGAGTACAATTATCACATCTACAATGTTTACACACTTCATACTTGTAACTTTCGCCAGTAACACCGTCTTCAGCGTCTTCGTAAAATGGCACACCACAATGAGAATTATGTCCACAGTTGTTGCAATGCATATTAACTCCTTTTTTTAGTTAATTTTTTTTTCTTTCTAGGTTTCTTCTTTTTAACTTCCATATCTTTTGTAAGAATAAGAGGTGTTAACTCTTTAGGAAATTTCATCTTCCAAAACATCAATTTACTCAAAAACTTTTTCATAATGTTCTCCTTTCATAAGAACAAACAGCGAACAATACTAGAACATATGTGTCAGATTGTCGCACTTAGTTAAAATAGTCAACTTTTCGCTTGACTTCCTTCTATTTATATGATAGGATATACCTGTCTTTGGCATTCTTATGAAGCATGATGATATCACAGAAAGAATGCCATACAACAAAAACGAGGAGAACTATGTACAAACACATTAACTTTACAGTTTACCCAGACTACGATAGAAATTGGGGTAAGATGAGAACTGTAAACATATCAATACCAAAATCAAAATACAAAAGTTTAAAACAAGTAAAAGAAATCTGGTTTGCAAAAACTGGAAACATTGCAATGAAGATTGTAAAAGGTGATGAAAAGTATGTTGGTTAAAGTTGGCGATAAAATTGAAGTTAAAAAAAGAGGCAGTTTCAATAGAGACGTAATCGTAACAGGAATTTCTATAGGACTTACAATGTCAGACCCAGCAGGTGAGTTAGGGTTAAGTGTTAACGAGTACGATACTGATATGGGTTATCAAGGTGCTATTGA